GTATTGTTGTTGAAATCAGTGGCGACCTAGCTGACAGTAAACATCCTAGTGCCTTTAAATTTTTTCGTAGCTTTAGACAATTCGCAAAAGATCGTTTGTTGAATTTTGACATACAAAATATTGGTAAGGATAGTTTAGATAAACGTGATTATAATTTCAAAGCAAAACCTAAGGAAATAGAACCCATGGAACCTATTATGGAAAACAAGATGTACGGTACGGCAAAGATCAGTTATCAGGATCTAGGAGAGGCACGCTTAGTTGTTAAACACAGCCAACCAGTTAATACAGAATTAGCTAGCGGTCGTACAATGCACATTGAAAGCATCTATGTTGAAAACGCAGATGGCGAACGTTTCCGCTATCCATACAAACATCTTAATGGCGCTCGCGCACTAGCAGAACATATTAAGGCTGGCGGTAATCCATATGATAGTATTGGCAAATATATCTGTAACCTAAGCGAAGAACTAGCACAGTTACGCAAGTTCAAAGGTTATGTAGGTCGCAATGAAAACTTAGCAGAAGCAGTTGGCGGATTAACCGATGTAGTTGCTGAACGCATTGAACAAATCAAAAAAGAAGTACACGGACTACAACGTCCCGGCTATTATCAATCATTTGCTGAATCATTCACTGCTCGTGAAGAAGAAATGATTCCAGAAGAAATTTTAACAGACTTTGTTGACCGTTTAACAATACGCACATTCAACGAAGATCTACGTCAAGCATTTCCATACATTTTCCGTCTAATTGACGAAAGTGAAATTCCAGTTAGAGAACTAACACCTGATGATATTTTAGATGAAGGTGGTATTACACTAGGAGCAGACGGCAACGTTGATCCTAACGGATTTACTCCTGAAAAACAAATGGCATTAAACAAGATGGTTGGCGACAAAGCCGGCGAAAAGGATCTTGGAGATGGATTTACTTTAACAAAACTAGACATGTTTGGTGGTGTATCAGCTGTACTAGATACACAAAGTAACACATACATATTGCCTAATAGATCTGCTAGCGGAGGAGCAATTCTCAGAAGCCCAGGAAGATATATTATTATATCAGACGGCAATACACAAACTGCTATGAAGGTAGGCCCAGCTACTACAGCCGCACTACAAAAAGCAGGATTGTTACCATCGCAAGAATCGTTTGATCCAGAATTGGCTTTTGAAAGTTTTATTAATAGCATCGCAGAAAGCGATGACGACCAGTATGGTCAAGGTATATTAGACGTCAATCCAACTGTTAAACAAAACGCAATTAAAAAATTAAATGAGTTTTTCAAAACAGACGTATCAACTGGTATCGGCGGAGTCAACTTAGAAGAACTAACTAAACTAATTCCAATTCCAGAATTTAAAGAAAAAGTTGACCAGTTAGTCGACCTAACTAAAGATGAATCTGACAAAGATGTTAGTACAACTATTGAAATGATTCTGACAGATGTTGCGCAAAATAATTCTGAACTTGCAGAAATATTACAAAATGGTCTAATAGATTTTAACGGCGAAGGCGGTGAAATTGGTGGCGAAGAAAGTCCGCCAGCACCAGCACCTGAAGCTCCTCCAGCACCAGCACCTGAAGCTCCTCCAGCACCTGAAGCAGGCGCGGCACCTCCAGCACCTGAAGCTGGAGCAGTTCCTCCAGCTCCACCAGAAGGTGAACAACCTGTGCCTCCACCAGTTGCTGAAGCATACAACCCAAATAGCGTAGGTGCCGAGCATCGTCGTAGCTTAGAAAAATCTCATGAAGATAGATTAAAGAAACAAGCGGCTGATGGTGACGAGTCTGCTAAAAAGCGTTTACAAGCATTACATGATAAGAAAGAACGTATGCGCAACGACTACAACAATCGTATGGAACGTGAAAGTATTGGCAGTCCTAACATGTCAAAACTTAAAGCTAAGTTTATTCAGGCAAGAGAAAGTGGAGCAAAATTGGACCATGAAATAGATCTTGGTCATAAGACTATGACCCTACACGATGCTATGCGTGAATGTGGCCTAACTCCAATGGAGTGTGGATTCGGTGATCAACAAGCGGCAGATGAACATCAAAGCGGTGTACATCAAATGCTAAGTAGCGTAGCTGGTTTTTGGAATCGTGAGAAAAAGAATTTTACAATCGGCGGAACACGTGCCAAGACTAAAGTTGTTAAAGGCTTTAAAGATGGAGAATTTCCAAACGCAAGTCAGCAAGATTTAGAACAAGTGTTACACATTATTGATAAAATGGATCCAAGTCATGGAGACCATGAACTAAATCGTATAAAACAACTAGCTGGAACACACAATCATGGCGTAGACGAAACGCAAGAAGAAGATGACTTTAGTGCTATGATGAGTCAGTTCTTAGACAAGCATCAAGGAGTGAATCCAGATGCTATGTTAGATAAATTTTTACAAAGTCATCCTGATGCTAAAGTAACACGCAACAGTACTAGCAGTGGAACTATCAACGGTAACCCGGCTAGTTATGACGATGCTATGAAACAAATGCCAAAGATTAAATTTGGCGACCAGGAATTTGATACAAGTAATCCACAGGCAATGCAAGGGCAAATTGGTAATATGATGAAGGGTATGATGGGCAAGGCGCAAGGTCAAATGCCTAATCAGAACGTTCAATTCCCTGGTGGACAAATGAATCCAGCTGACATGATGAAGGACATCATGGGCAAAATTAACTTTGGAAATTAATATGAAAAAAATTACAGAATCACAACTTATCGAAAGAGCTCGTAGCCTAAGATCATATTTGTCAGATGCTGCAGTAGTCAGTGGTGACGGTAGTCCAGTTGCCGCAGGCGGTGGCACTTTACAAGCTGGCGCACCTGCGGCAGCGGCACCAGCACCAGCACCTGCGGCAGCGGCACCAGCACCTGCGGCACCAGCTGGTCCAGCGAATGCTAAAGAACAAAACTATGCTACAGCATTACAACAAATCAAAGGATTGTATGCCAAGGCGCAAGTTCCTTATCCACCAACAGACAAGATTGTGCAGTCACGTTATGGCTTGCCAGACCCGCTACCTCCATTAGATCAGTGGGATGGAACAATGCCTAAATCTACTGGCGCAGACTTCCTAACACGTAATTTATTTGGACGTCAAGCAAGTGCAGACACAGCAAAACAACAAGGCGTGAACGATCTTAGTAATGCTGGTAATGCAAAAGCTGATGCGGCAGTTGCGGCGGATATGACAAAGTTAACAGACTTAATTGGCAAACTAAAAGCATTAGGTGCTAGTCCAGCCCAAGGTGCTAAACCAGTGGATCCAAATGCTCCAAGATTAAATGCGGCACAAACTGCTGATGCGGCGGCTAAAGGAATGCAAGCGGCAATGACTCCAGTAGCAGGCGGAAACGGAACATGGTCTGCTGAAAGTATTAACGAAAGCATGAGCCGTTTACTTAATACAGTAAGATTTTTAGAAGCAGAAGCACCAACTGCTACTGCCGGTACACCTCCTCCACCAGCAGTAGGTACGCCAGCGGCAGCTCCAGCAGCCGGCGAAGACAAAGCTTCAATCATCAAACAAATTCAAGATATCATGGCCGACATTAATGCGCAGAATGAAAATCCTCCGCAAGATGTTATCAAAGCATTAAGCGATGCGCAAGCGGCAATCGATGCGGCTAATAAGCCAACAGGCAGTGCGGCATTAGATGGTACTAAGCCGGGAGCAGATCCAGCAACAACTATCCCTGGTGGTCCTGGAACTGCCGCTGGTGGTGCAGGTGTAGTTCCTCCAAAGAAGCCAACAACACCAATTGGGCAAGGACCTAAAACAGGCGCTCCTAATCTAGGTAAGTTTGATAAAGGATCAGGGCCTAACAACTTTAACCAACAAGGTGCTTCTTTGCCAGCAGGAGTCAAACCAAGTACAGCAGGCGCAGGCCGTGGCGGACAAGGTGGTCCAACTGCGGCTCAAGCGGCAACTGCTACACCGGCTCCAAAGGGCAGTATGTTTAATCCAATGAATTGGTTCAAGGAAGGTGAGATGACTGAACAAGAACTTGTTAAGTTTAAAGACGACCAAACATTGGCAAGAATCGTAGATTTGACTCGTAAGTAATCGAGTAAAATACTCACATTTAGAGCAAGATTTGTCTTGCTCTGCTAAATAAAAGCGTATACAATAACATGTATGCGCTTTTTCTTTAAGTAGATCTTAAAGGAATAATAGGCAAATAAAAAGCACATAAAGGCTAACAATAGGAGAATATTATGGCAACTTTAGCTGAAATTAGAGCAAAACTAAAAGCATCTGAACAAAAAGGTTCAGACAATAAAACAGGCGGAGATAAATCAATTTATCCGTTCTGGAATTTAAAAGAAGGCGGAGAATCTACACTTAGATTTTTACCAGATGGTAACTCCGACAACACTTTTTTCTGGGTCGAACGAGCAATGATTAAATTGCCATTCGCAGGCGTTAAAGGTGAATCAGAAAGCAAACCCGTAACAGTACAAGTACCATGCGTAGAAATGTATGGAGACACATGTCCAATCTTGGCTGAAGTTCGCGGTTGGTTTAAAGATCCAGCATTGGAAGATATGGGTCGTAAGTACTGGAAGAAGCGTAGCTATATTTTCCAAGGTTTCGTTGTTGAAGACGGTCTTGGTGAAAAAGCAGAAGATCAACCAGAAAATCCAATCCGCCGTTTCATTATCGGTCCACAGATTTTCCAATCAATTCGTGCGGCACTTGTCGATCCAGAGTTGGAAGATTTGCCAACAGACTATGTACATGGTTTAGACTATCGCATGAAAAAAACAAGCAAAGGTGGTTACGCAGATTACTCAACTTCTAGTTGGGCACGTCGTGAGCGTCCATTGAGCGATGTTGAACAAGCGGCTGTTAAGCAACATGGCTTGTATAACTTGTCAGACTTCTTGCCTAAGAAACCAGGCGAAGTTGAATTGAAAGTTATGAAAGAAATGTTTGAAGCATCAGTTGACGGCGAGCCATATGACATGGAACGTTGGGGTCAATACTTCAAGCCAGCAGGTATGAGCCAAAACACTGGCGATCCTAACAAATCAACTCCTAAGGCTAGCGCATCAGCGCCAGTAGACGACATTGAAGAAGATGACGCTCCAGTAGCTAAGGCAGCTCCTGCTCCAAAAGCAAGTGCTCCAACAGCAACTGAAGGTGGCGATTCACGTGCCCAAGACATCTTGGCAATGATTCGTAATCGTCAAAAAGCGTAATGTAAAGG